CTGCTTGCAGTGGAATCTAATTCCTTAGGTATAGCAACACTAAACCGATTAAAACAAATGGATTACGTGAACTTATACCATCAAACTAAAGTAGCTAACATATCCAATGAGGAGGGTACAAGGCTTGGTTGGAGAACCACGCAAGCTACTAAGCCTATGATCATAGGTCATCTTAAGAACGCAATAGAGAATGATGACATACTCCTTGCGTCCCCTACGATAATTCAAGAATGTCTTGATTATGTAGCTGATGAGAATGGTCGTACCAATGCTATATCAGGTTGTAATGACGACACTGTAATAGCAACAGCCATAGCACTTGAGGTACTACGTACTCATGGAGACAGGTTGTCAACTACTAAGGTATCATTTAAAAACCGATACTTTGAAGAGGACAATACTCAATGGCTTTAGGAACTTAAGGGTCCCTCTCTTTTCCGAGGGGCCTTTGGGGTCCTATAAAAGTTTTCCTATAGTCCTCCACTATAAGATGTTTGTTATGGTTTCTTCACATCTGGGAAAGAAAAGAAATGAAACCACCTAATTATGATAGATAGAGCGAGTCTTTATACTTGCAATACACAGCTAAGAGGTGTCCTTAAATGGCAATTAACAATGACGATGGATTTAAAGTTGCGGTAGATGATTACGATCTAAACGTATTACTTGATCACCAACTAACAGAATCTAGTGCTAGCTTCCTAGATACCTCAGAACTATCTGATGAACGTCAGAAGTCTACCTATGAGTATGCGATGCTACCCCTAGGTCATTTGAATCCACAGGGAGTCTCCCGTATAGTTTCATCAGATACTGTTGAAGCAATTGAGGGTTACTCTGCAGTTCTATCTGAACTATTGTTTGACAATAATAAACTAGCTAAGTTTAAACCCAGTGACAAGACACCACTAGCATACCATAAGGCTACTGCAGCATCTGAGTTAATCAACCACTGCTTGTTCTCTAAGAACCGAGGGTGGGCTACATTAAACACTTGGTTAAAGTCTGCATTGCTATGGAAACTATCAGCTGTCACTTGGTCTTATGTGGTCGAGGAAAAGGTTAGCTTTGAAGAGTACGAAGTAATCGACCCTACAAGCCTAGACATGCTACTGTCTGATCCTGAGATTGAAACCACAGGTGACATCTACTTAGATGAACAAGCTGGTATGTACATGGATGTTCGATTAAAGCGAACTAAAACTAGCTACAAGACACAAGTATCTCCTATACCTCCAGAAGCTTTACGGATCTCTAGGGGTGCTACTGGTATGCATGACGCATCCTTTGTGGGCTATGAAGAAGAGTTAACTCGCTCCGAGATCAGAGAGCGTTGGCCTGACAAGGCTGATGAGGTTGATTGGTCAGTTGTAGAGGAAGACATAAGCTATTCCACAGAATTAAACACAGATGCCCTTGCCCGTAAACGTGCCATAGGTACGACCTTGCTCTTGGGTGATGGTGAGTCTGAACAACTAGAAGCCACAAGGACAGCAGTAGTGTTACGATGCTGGACTTACGTTGATAGAGATGGTGATGGTATTGCCGAACTAAAGTCTTTTGTACGAGTCGGTGATGTTATCCTTCAAGAAGAAGATGCAGATCATATCCAAGTAGCGACCTTCACTCCTTTCGAGATTCCATTTGAACTTGAAGGTTTGTCGATGGCAGATATGGTTCGACCTGCAACACTAGCCTCTACAGCTATCTTACGTGGGTTTGTTGAGAATACATACTTAACTAACTATGCACCTAAGATTGCAGATCCCAATGTAGTTGACTTCTCTGCATTACAAAATATGAAACCCAAACAGATCATTGCATCTAACGGTAACCCACAAGGTGCCGTGGCCTCCTTGCCACCAGAGCAGATCTCCACAGGTACAGTACCCTTGTTGCAGTTCTTACAAGGTCATAAGGAACAAGCCACTGGTCTGTCTAAAGCAGCCCAAGGTCTTAACGATGCTCTCTATGTGTCTGGTAATTCAGAAGCGAAAGTATCACAAGTGCAGTCAGCTGCACAAATACGCATCCAATTTATAGCTCGTAGATTCATGGAAACTGGTGGACGGGAACTCCTTGAAGGTATCTACTTAACGATGCGTAAAGAAATGCGTGGTAAGTCTGTAGGAGACTACACTGGAAATCAACGATATCTCGATGTGTTAATAGATGATCTACCCGGAATCGAGTATATGACTGTAGAAGCAGATGTTGGGGACTCCAGTAACCAGACGGTACTACAGAAGCTACAGATGGTAGGTACACAGATCCTCCCAGCCCTTCGGGATGCTGGCGCAGGTGCTGTTGTATCTCCCACTGCTGCTTCAACAATAGCAGTTAATGCATTTGATGCACTAGGTTTAGACCCTCTAGATTTCTTAATTGATATCAACACAGATGAGTTTAAAGCTAAGGCAGAAGAAGGTCAAAAACGTGATCAAGAAGCTCAAGCGAAAGCTAAGATGCTCGAAGAGAAGACACAACAATTAGCATTGGATTTACAAAAAGCTAATATTGACTATACAAATACACAGGCCCAGAATGCCATTCAAGATAACCTTAAGCAGCTAATGGTTGCCCTAGATAAATCCGAACAAGAGTGGAGTAAATTAGCCTTAGATGCAGGGAAGGAAGGTCAACCTATGCCAACTAAGTCTAACACTGATGCCCTGTACGCAAAGGCACAGCAGCTCGTATCGAATGTAATGAGCTTACAACCAACTGCGGATACAGGTCCACAAACTCAACAAGGAATGCCTGTTGAGATGCAAGGAGGTGATACTGTATCTAATCTGCCGGGGGTCTCAGATTTCAATCCATGACCCCACCCTATAACCAAGAGATAATCTAATGGATAAATACAAGGCTGGCATTGACAAGAAGGTCAAGTCCCAACTTCAATCTGATGGCACATATCGTCCTAGCCCCTTCGGGGATGCTAGGGACGCTTTGCAAAGAGCTACTTTCTCTAAGAAAGAAAGAGATGAGTTCTTTACAGAAGCTTATGGAGAGATCCTTTCAGATCTGTTTTTAAAATGGTTAAGCACTGAAGCTCACTGTACTAAGGAGCGAGAATACTTATACCACGTAGCAATGGGCTTAGGCTCAGTTAAAGAACGATTAATCAGCATTGAGACCTACGGGTTTAATGCAGAGTTTATTGATAACCAAAACTTAGATGATGAGGAACAAGATAATGATTCCAACTAACACACTAGACGAACTAACGAAAGCTGAATTTGATTTACAGCGATCACAAGTATCCTTAATCCGTGAAATGGGTAAGGGTAACGAGAAGAGCCGACTACATGCTAACACCCTTCAAGCAATGACATCTGCACTCGTTTTCGTACAGGATCTTATAATTAACCATGCTGACACAAAGAAAGCTAAGGTTGAACTTAAGAAAAAAGTAAAGTAATTGAGGACTATAAGGGATAATAAATTATGAGCAACGAAGATAATGCAGTGTCTACCTCCACAGGAGATGACGCTGATTTCAATGCTGGTCAACAACCACAGAATTTTGATGACATTCCAGTACCGATGGGGCCAATGGCTAAGCATCTTGGTATCTCGGATGATCTACCAGAAGATTCTGTAGAAGTAGACCCGGAAGATTCTGTAGATGAAGTTCCCACTGAAGACGATACAGAGGAAGACGATACACTAGATCAAGAAGATAACACTTTAGATGACGAAGATGGAATTGAGGATGATGAAGAATCTACCCAAGACTCCGACTTACTCACAGAAGAGGATATTGATTGGGACTATAAAGTACCAGTTAAGATCGATGGAGTTGAAGAACACTTAACTCTTGAAGAACTCCGCAAAGGTTATGCGACAGATCAAAGCTTGTCTAAAAAGGGAAACAAGATTAGCGAACAACGTAAAGAGTTTGAGACTGAACAAGATACCAAACTCAAAGAACTAACAGGTATGGCTACGCTATTGCAAGAACAACTTCAAGGTGAAGAAAACGAACTTGCATCTGAGTACCATAGCTTTGATGAGAAGATTAAGGAAGCCCGTAAAGAAGGTAACACTTATGAACTCACCGAACTAAAGGATCAACGTGAGACTGCTCAAGAAGCTTACTGGACCGCTCGAAAGAAGCGAGAAGGTGTGGCTACTGCTGTACAGGAGAAACAACAAGCACAGCTTGATCTCCAGAACCAGCAAGTATTTGAGAAGTTTAACACTGATATTGAAACACTTGTACCA